GAAACCGACCTACGAGGAGCTGAAGGCTATGCAGCTTTCCGGTGAACCTATCGAGGCTCAGTACTCCATTCGCGAGGGCTCTACTCGCGAGGGTAAGACAGCCGGAGGTTACAAGGGCAAGTATATCATCACCAGCCTCGAGCTTGACGCTCAGGCAGGCGAAGACGCTAAGTACAGCGCAACACTGGAGAACAGTGGCGCCGTGACTAAGGTGACAGATGATGCCGCATAAGGCACACATACACACACTGAATAAGATAGTCTTGTAGGCGGTGCAGACGTGCCGCCACAAGCTATTCTGATAAACAATCAATAGAGAGAGTTCCATTATGAAAAAGATAACAATCAGCATCAACGGCAAGGATTATCCTTGCTACATGACGATGGGTGCCATCGTCTACTTCAAGCGACTGATGGGTAAGGACATCAGCCGCATGGACATGACCGACGTGGAGGAGGTCTTGGCGCTGTTCTACTGCATGGTGAAGGCAGCGTGCAAGGCTGAGGGCGTGGAGTTCGACACGGACTTCCCGACCTTCGAGGACTTCGCCGTGGCAGTCACTCCGGAGCAGATGACCGAGTTTCAGGCTATTCAGGAGGCTGAACAGAGCGAACAGGCGAAGGAGACAGAGGAGTCCGACTCAAAAAAAAAGAGGGCGAAGAAGTAGAGACTGACATCGACACGTTGACAGGCATAGCGATGGGGTGTATTGGGATGAGTATGACAGACTTTTGCCGATGCACCCCTTCGCAGTTTAGGGCGATTTATCGGTCGTGGTCGGAGCGGCAGCGCGACGACCTTCGCCAGCAGTGGGAGCAGAGCCGCATGATGTGTATGTGCATGCTGCAGCCCTACTCGAAGAGCAAGCTGAAGCCGAGAGACGTGATGCAGTTCCCGTGGGATGAGACTCCGGCGAAGGCTAAGACGAAGAGCCGACCGAAGGAGGAACTGAGCGAGGAGGAGAGAATGGAAAGGTATAGAAAAGCTGCAAAAAGATATGGATATGAAAGCATCGGAAAAGGTAGTAAGTAAGATTAAGGAGGTTGAGGGTCTGAGGCTGGAGGCTTACAAGTGTTCGGCCGACAAGCTGACGATTGGCTACGGCCATACGAGCGGGGTGAAGGCTGGGCAGCGCTGCACGAAGGCGCAGGCTGAACAGTGGCTGAAGGATGATTTAGCGGTGGTTGAGCGCCAGTTGAACGCTCTTCATCTGACGCTGAGTCAGAACCAGTTCGACGCTCTGGTGGACTTTACGTTCAATATCCGATGGTCGAGCTTCACATCAAGCACGCTGCTGAGGAAGATTCGCCAGAAGGCTCCGACGGTGGAGATCCAGGCAGAGTTCCGCCGCTGGGTGTGGTACACCGACAAGAACGGCGTGCAGCACAAGTCCTCCGGGCTGGTCAGCCGCAGGGAGTGGGAGGCTCAGCTGTGGGGGGAGGGCTAGCGGTTAGTCCTACTTGAAATACTCGTATGTGGCGTATCCGAAATATACAATAACTATAGTTATAACTACAAGTATCACATCGCAATAGTCGTAAATAAAATGAGCTATCATAAAATTGTAACTTTTTGCTACAAAAATAAGAAAATAAACGATATACGCAATGGATAAGACTGTTAAATATCTCACACTCATGATGTTTTTGGATAATTGTTGCTATCTTTGCGACGTGGCATAGGGGAATGGCAACCTGGTATCTGATCCTAAGCGTCGCCTCTGTTGTCATATCGGCATACAGCAACGGATTTGTCGAGAATGTGGCGCGATAACTTCAAGCCCTCCGTCTGTTGCTGTGCCGATTAAAAGGTTTATGCGGCTTTCTACATGTCGGCTTTCGGGAGCAATCCCGAAAGTGCAGGCTTCGGACGGTCCTTAAACCTTTTTTTGTTATAGACTGAACAATCACTTACGCACTAAAACGAAATAGTAATATGGAGGCAAGAGCCACACAATTAGCTTGAATCTATTTGTCCCTTTCTTTCTTCTTGTACTTATCGAGTATTTCACCGTTTGGGTCGTTCAAACTGTAGTAGAAGAACAAGTAGGTGTATTTGAAGATTAAGTACATAATCCAGCAGAAAGCTATTGCCCCCAAAAGCCCGAACTCCCGATAAGTGAACCATATCACGATGAACGGGATTTTTATAAGATTGACTATGGCATGTACTAATGTAATCATAACAAAACGAGTTATAGTGTAATACACCATAAAGATAAG